CAACCTTATGGAAACGGAGTTCAGCAGAGGGTTTGAGCTGCTATTGTATTTTGTGGATCTGTATTTGCAGATTTCCGGACATGGATATTACGAAAAGATTGATGTAGAGCTGGTCTTTAACAGAGATATGGCGATAAACGAGGCGGAGCAGATCCAAAATTGTAGTAATTCGCAGGGGATTATATCGGATGAGACACTGATCGCGCACCATCCTTTTGTGTCTGATGTGGAAGAAGAACTGGAAGCGTTGAAAAGGCAAAAGGAAGAATATAGTCCGTCGTGGGATCAAGCGCCGATTGTAAAGGACGGAGGAAATGGAGAAGAATAGCGAATACTGGGAAAAGAGACTTGCGTCGGAAACGTGGAAAACTTACAACTCACTGGAAGAAAAGAACCGGGAACTGTTGGAGTTTTATATCGATGCGAGTGAAAGTGTAAAAGATGAGCTCTATCGGCTGGCCGAGAAGTACAGCAAGGACGGGGTTCTTTCTCTTTCTGACATGCACAAACAGAACCGCCTCACGGAGTTGAACGGAAAGTTTGAAAAGATCATAGAGGATCTGGGACATTCAACGGAAGCCTTTGCAAAGAAAAACATGCAGGACGGATTTCAAAAAGTGTATGCAGATACGGCGGAAAGCATGGGAGATATTGATTTTTCAATGCCAAATAAAAAGCTGATGGAAAAGTTGATGGAAACACCGTGGCGAGGGGATAACTTTTCGGGAAGACTCTGGAAGAATCAAAAGAAATTGGCAGTCAGTCTGAATGATATCCTGCTCACGGGATTACAGCAAGGAAAAACAGCGGTTGAAATCGCGATCACGCTCCATAACCGTATGGGGCAGGGATTTAATGAATGCCACAGGCTTGTCAGGACGGAGACCATGCATTACCTGAATGATGCGACCTTGCAGCGTTATAAAGACGCAGATGTTAAGTATGTGCAGATTTTAGCGGCGAAAGACGAAAGAACCTGCGATATTTGCGGAGGATATCACGAAAAGGTCTATCCGATAGAGAAGTGTGTTCACGTTCCGCTGCATGCAAACTGTCGGTGTACGATCATTCCGGTTACGGATGAGAAATTGATTGCAGAGTATGAGAAAAATCATCCTGACGAGTTAGAATCGGATATCGGACAGAAAATAGCAGATCGCATTACTGGGATATCAAAACAGAGAAAGATGTTTGAACAGAAAGTTAAAAATATAAATGATATTCGTGTAAGAACATTATTAACCCAATCGTTGGAAAGGACTACTATAAAAAGGGCAAAAGGAAGAAAGTCTAAATATTCGGCTAGTGAAAAGACGGTGTATTTAGCGGAAAATGCAAAGGTTGATACATTAGCACATGAACTATTCCATGAAATAGATGATGCTTATGGGTTAATTGAAAATGGATTGTTAAATAAATCTGTTATATCTGATTACAATAAGCTGCAGAACCTTGCGAAAGGTTATGGAAAATCCATTGAAGAAATGTTATACTCAAGATATGCAGAAGTGTTTGAGAAAAATACTGTTGATATGAAGTTGAAAGAAGCATATAGGGGAATATCAGATATTATTCATGGTATGAGTAATGGTAATATTTTCTTAGGATATGGGCATAAAAAAGCTGGATATTGGGACAAGGAAAAAGCGCTTGAAAAAGAAACTTTTGCACAGTATGGAAGAACTGTGTTCAATGGGGATGAAGATGCAATAAGATTGTTTCGAGAGTTATTTCCAAATAGTTGGAAGGAAATATCCGAAACTATGGAGAGGATGATAAAATAATGTGGTATGGTAAAGATACATCTGAGCTTATTGAACTTAAAGAAAAATATGAGAAGAAATTTGGATATAATCCTGATGGAGAAATAGAGCTTGAATATGGTCAAAGTGATTATAAAGATTATATTCGTGACATTAAAAGGGCACTAGAGACAGGAAGAAATTTAGCAGATTTTGTAGATTAGATACCACCGGTCGAATACGATTGGTGGTTTTCTTATATCCAGAAAGCAGGAAAGGAGGAAGTGGCATGAAAGCAGTATGCGTTAAAAGTTATTATGACAAGCAGCTGAAGAGAAAAGTGACGGTAGGCGATGAATTGGAACTGACAGATGAGCGGTTTAAAGAGTTGTCTACGACAAGTAATGACGCAAAAATGACGTTGGTAAAAGCGAAGCCAGGGAAAAAGGCGACTGCAAAGAAAGGATAAGGTGATCCTGAATATCTCCCAGCTCCGGGTTACAGAGCACACGAAGCATCCGTAAGGGTGCTATTTTTCTACCCTTTTTTATAGGTTGCAGGGTATAAAGAACAACGGTACATCCCAGTACCGGGAGAGCCGGTATAAAAATCTATGGAGGTAAAGAAAAATGGAGTGGTTACAGAAAATTTTATCAAATGCGGTTTATGCAGCAGACGGGAAGCTGGATGTGGAGGCTACCATGAAAAAGGTGAATGAGGAAGCGCCAAAGCATATCATTCCGAAAGAGCAGTATAACGGAAAGGTAAAGGAGCTTGAGACTGCAAATGAGACAATCGGGGAGCTGAAAAAGAACAATGCAGATAACGAGGAGCTTCAGAAGACGATCAAAACGCACGAAGGAACAATCAAGCAGTTGAAAGCTGACCATGAGAAAGAGATTAAAGGCATGAAGATCGATGCGGCAATCAATAAGGCGCTTGCGGATAACAATGCGAAACACGCGGAATTGCTGGCAGGGAAAATTGACCGTGAAAAACTGATCGTTTCGGATGATGGAACAGTTTCAGGACTGGACGAGCAGATGAAAGGCTTGAAGGAAAGCTATAAGGATCTGTTTAATCCTGTTTTGTCGGGAAGAAATCCGGCAAACCCTGACGGAGGTGGTTCAGGGGTAACGGCATTTGATACACTTGTGCAAAACGCCGACAGCATGACAGCCGAAGAAGTGGCGGCACAGTTTGCGGCGATGGCGAAAGAATAAGAAAGAGAGGATGAAAGAATATGGCAGCAGATAATTTTAAACCTACCCTTTGGGAGGGAGCGCTTCTTGCGAACTTCCATTCCGTATCGATTGCGGACGTATTGGCAACAAAACCGACAGAAATTAAAGGGCAGAAAGTTATTTTTAACCGGGTTGCAGGGGGAACACTGAAAGATTACTCGGGAAGTGTGGACTGGGATGATATCGACACGACTCCGGTAGAAATGGTATTTGACAAGAAGAAATATTTTGCGTTTGCTCTGGATGATGTGGATAAGGTGCAGTTAAAAGCAGATCTTTTGTCGGCAACAACGAAAGAACATGCGGCGGTCCTTGCGGAGACGTATGATAAAGACTTTTTCGCGGCGTTGTTGGCAGGGACAAAACTTCTGATCGGAAGTTCCTCTGCGAAGAAGAAAGTAACTGCGGCAAGCGCATATGATTACATCGTAGATCTTGGAACGATGCTCTCCAAGAAGAAAGTCCCGAAAGTCAACCGTTTCGTGACGGTAAATGCGGACTATCTCGGATTACTGTCCAAAGATAAGCGCTTCACGGCAAACCCGAAAGTGTTGGAAAATGGAGTGGTAGAGGGTCAGACGATCAATGGCATGCAGGTGATGTGTTCCGAGGAGCTTCCAGCAAATGTCATTATCGCAAACCATAAATCTGCGATTGGTGCGGCGAAACAGATCAATGAAGTGGAAGCGATGCGCTTACAGAATAAATTTGCAGACGGAATCCGTGGACTTTGTGTGTACGGTGATAAAGTGCTCCGTGACGATGCAAGCGCAGCTTTATATTTTGAAGTCGGAACAGCGGCAGATGCAGATCCGATCAACGTCAAGATCACAAACGATACAAAGAGTCCGGTAAACACAAAAGAGGTATCAGCCTAGAGGGGGAGTAATCCCTCTCTTTTTGAGGTGATGAAGAATGGAAAAAAAGATTTTAAAGGAATTGTTGAAGCGTCCGGGAATGTCTGAACAAGACTGGGAGCTTTTGGAAGACATGATCCACGACAGCATCATCGATATGCGGAGTTACTTAAATTATGAGGATGAAGAGTCACTGCCGGAAGGGGTAATTCCGGCTGTAAAAGAACTGACGCTGATCCGTTTTAACAAAGACGGAGTTGAGGGAATTGCAAGCGAATCGCAAAGCTTCGGCGGAAGTACGACATATATGGACTCTCTGCCGGATCAGGTAAAGCGAACGATCAGAAGATATAGAAGATTACCGAGGTGATAGATATGTCAATTAACAGAGATATGAAACCGTATCGCCTGCAGAAAGAAGAAACTGTCAGAACTCCATCCGGGGCAGAAAAACAGAAATGGATTGATATGGGCGAGGTAAAAGCTTCCGTTTACAAAAAAAACGACATGAAGGTGGCCACATCCGCGACTTATCTAGAATCGACGCATATAGGACTGACGCGCTGTAAAAGTATCAAAGCAGAGGGATACCGCCTTGTAAAAGACGACGTTGTCTATCGAATTATAGATTGTAATCCGCAGGGACGCATGACGAATCTTCTGTTGAAGGTGGTGGAGTGATGGCGGATAACGGTGAATTTGTCCAAATTCTCCGGGATACAACGGCAAAGATTGCTTTGGATATGGAAAAGAAAGTGGCGCAGGCGTGTCTTGTCGTGGAGGGCAAGGCGCGTCAGCTTTGTCCGGTAGATCAAGGATTTCTTCGGGCGTCGATAACAAGCGAGACGGAGATCACAGCGAATGAAATCGTAGGCAGGATTGGGAGCAACTTGGAATATGCCCCTTATGTGCATAACGGTACGGGAATTTACGCTGTAAACGGAGACGGAAGAAAAACGCCGTGGGTGTATGAAGTGAAAGCAGGAAAATACAAAGGGATGCATTTTACGGTAGGACAGAGACCAAAACCGTTTTTGTCATACGCCATTATCTACAATGCGGCACAGATTGAGAAAATACTCGGAGGTTGATATGGAGATTAGCATTAAAAACTATATCGAAACGGAGATCCCAAAACTGTTGGGCAAATTATATCCGGTATTTACAACAGTGTTAGACGATGTAAGTGTAGTTTATACATTTACCCCGATATCCGGCGGACATGTAAAGCAGAGTCAGCTTGAGTTAAAGATCATGCACCGGGATTATGATACTTGCAAAGATACAGAAGTGAAATTGAAAGATCTGCTCGATATGGAAGAAGATGATCCTTATATTACAACCGGGAATATCCGTTTTCATTCCGGCATAGCAGGTGGAGGAACAATATTTAATGAGGGGTGTCAAATGTTTGAAGATACCCTGTATTTTATCGTTGATTGGAGGAAACGTAATGAAAAACAATGACGAAATTTTAATCGGAGCGTGTGATGTGTATATGTATGAATTTACCGGAACGGAGATCCCGGAACACGCGACCATTGAAACAGAAGAACATGATGTCGGGCATTGCTCTTCTGGGTTTACCGTAAATTATAAGCCGACAAAATACGATGTGAAAAATCAGTATGGACAGATTGTAAGGTCTGCGATCACAGAAGAGGCGATCTCGGCAAAGACGGGAGTTTTATCGTGGAATCTTGCGAATATGTCTCTCTTGTCTACCGGAGTCTACACGGAAGATAAGGAAGGAAAGAAAAAAGTTCTGATTTTTACCGGGGATGGAAAGGCATTAAAAACAGTTTTGCTTAGGGCAGTACACACAAAGGAGAACGGGAAAAAGATTCGTTTTACGATGATCGGACAGGGCGGATCGGGATTTGCAATCGCGTGGGAGAACAAAGAAGTAACGATCGATGCAGAATTAACAGCGATCAAGAAAGTAAAAGGTTTCCTTGCAAGTTTTGAAGAAGAACTTACGGACGAAGAAGCGGCGGCGATTGTCACGGCATAAGGGGGCGCAATAAGGTGTTAGATTTAGATCAATACATGAACAATTCCGTAAAAATAAAGCTGTTTGGGAAAGAATATGATGTATTCGAGCCGACAGTCGGAATGATTTTAGAAATGGGTCAGTTAGAGGCGGGTATGTCCGAAGACAATGTATATGAAAAACGGATCGATGCATGCTTGCTCCTGATAAATCATAACAGGCAGGGCAGGGAGTTTACGGCGGATGAGATAAAAAAACTTCCGTTAGAAGCAGTTATCCGTTTGATTGCGGAAGTATCAGCGCTGCGGCTGAAAGCAGATACAGACCCAAACTCTGAATCCCAGTTCCGGAAGGAGAAATCGGAAAAGCAATCTGCGAAAAGTATTTCCCGACAGAGAACTGGGAAAGAGCATACAGCCTAAAAACAGGAATTATAAAAAGAATAAGCCAGTATACCGGATTGAACTTTCGTGAGGTCTTGGAACTGCCTTATTCTTTTTATTTGTTATTAAATCGGGAAAGCTGGATCGCAAGCTATCAATCGTCCGAAGCCGGAAGAGAAATACTAAAGAATTTGTGGAGGCTGCAGCAGACCGAGGCGGATGAAGTCGCAATCCATAAATTCGCAGAAGGGAGACGAAAATGGCAGGAGGCATAAAATTAGCCCCTCTTTTAACAGAGATTAAAGTCGATATTGAAAATTTTAAAAACGATATGGAAAAAGCGTCTGCGATCGGTACAAGCGAGGCAAAGCGGATCAGTCAGGAGATGGAAACGACGGCGAAAGTCGGAGAAAAATTGTCTAAAGCAGGTGATCTGTTGACGAAAGGCTTGACACTTCCGATCGTGGGCGTAGGCGCTGCAACGACAAAAATGGCGGTTGATTTTGAGAGCAGCTTTGCAAAAGTAAGTACACTTCTGGATTCAAATGTCGTAGATTTTGCACAGTACAAAAATGAGCTTCTTGACGCAAGTAGCGAAACGAAGGTGGCGGTGGATGAATTTTCAGAAGCCGTTTACTCTTCTATTTCTGCCGGAGTGGATCAAAAAGAAGCGATCCAGTTCACGACGGATGCGATGAAACTTGCAAAAGGCGGTTTTACAGATGGCGCGAAAGCAGTAGACGTCCTCACGACGGCAATTAACGCGTATGGATTGCAAGCGAGTGACGCCACGAGAGTATCCGATTTATTGATCACAACGCAGAATTTGGGTAAAACAACGGTGGACGAACTGGCGTCAAGCATGGGAACAGTGATCCCGGTTGCGAATGCGTCGAATTTCAGCCTTGAGGAATTGAGTGCATCTTATGCACAGCTTACGAAAAACGGTGTGGCAACAGCGGAATCTGGAACGTATTTAAAAGCAATGTTGTCAGAGTTGTCAAAAAGCGGAAGTATTGCGGACATAACGCTACGGGAGCTGACCGGAAAAGGCTTTGCAGATCTAAAAAAAGAGGGGACGTCTACAACAGAGATTTTGAGTCTGTTAAATGCAGAGGCGCAAAAGAACGATAAGACTTTGAAAGATATGTTCGGCTCTGTGGAAGCAGGATCGGCGGCGTTGGTGCTGTATAAAAACAGCGGCGAAGAATACAACGAAATGCTGCGGGGAATGGAGACAAGCGCAGGGGCGACACAAAAAGCGTTTGAAAAAATAGATGCGACTCCGGCAGAACAGTTAAAAGGCGCATTGAATGAACTTCGGAACGAAGGAGTACGTTTTGGCGCAGCGTTTGTTCCGGTAATCGAGAAAGCGTCTGATATATTAGGGGATGTGGCAGAAGCATTTTCCGAATTAACAGATGAGCAGAAAGAGAATGTGGTGCAGTGGGGAATCACTCTTGCGGCAGCAGGTCCGGCGTTAAAACTAATCGGCGGTGGGATTCAAACCTATACTAAGTTAAAGATAGGAATAGGAGCAGTCACAAAAGCACTTAGCGCTTTCGGTGACGCACAAGAGGCGGCAGGCATAGGAGGATCTGTGCTTGCAAAAAGCTTTACAGGCGCTCTGGGAACATGTGCACCCCTTGCGGCAGGTTTAGCAGTGGTTGGCACCGGAGTATATGCTCTTCATGAGCAAAGCGATGTGCTCAATTCCACAGTCCTTAAATCGCGAGAGGAAATGTCATGGCTGGAAGAAGCGCTGGCAGACCTGCAAGGAGTTACGAGGTACACGAAAGAAGAACTGGAAGAGATGGGGTATGTTCATAAGGAATTCAGCGATGAGTTAAGTCCAGAATTTCAGGAAGCCGTGGAAGAATCTACGAAAAAGGTACAAGAATTCAGCGTGTACTTGCACGAGATCGGATTTGACGGAATCATGACACAGGAGGAAACCGATGGGTTTACGAAACGGGTCAATGATACATGTGACGAAGTGATCTCGACGATCGAAAGCAGGAAAGAGGAGGCACAAAGCGGACTGAAAGACCTGTTCATCGCAGATGATCAGGTGATTGATGAAAGCGAACAGAAAGTACTGGAACTGTTGTCGCAATCAAGTGATGCGCAGATCAGTGAAGTACAGACGTTACAAGGTGAAATTCTTGCGATCCAGCAAAATGCAGTGAATGAAAAACGACAGTTGAATGAGCAGGAAATTGCAGACATCCAAAGTAAAAACGAACGGATACGTCAGATTGAATTGGAAGCGCTGGGAGGGACAGAGCAAGAAATCCTTTATGCAAAAAATGAGTTTGCTGCTCGGGCGCGGACGATGGATCTTGAAAGTGCATCGGCACTTTTACAAGAGAAAGCGAAAATCCGAGATGATGAGATCGTACAGATCCAAGCTGCTTACGACACGGAAATCCAGTTACTGCAGAGTAAACTTAGCACATGCAAGGAAGAAGATCGGGCGTATTATGAAGAACAGATCGCAAATTTAGAGCAGGACAAGCAGAAAAAGATTACAGAACAGCGTGACCTTTACGATGAATACCTCAGCATTATCGAAGAATATAACCCGAAATTACTGGATGGAATCAGCGACTTGAATGGTCAGATCCTCACAGGAGAGGAGGAAAGGAATGCTGAATGTCTGCAAAAGGTACAGGAAAGGTATGCGGGGTTAGAGCAAATTACAGAGTCAGGATGTTATACCCTATATAACATGGAAAAAGGCACGAATGAAGATATCGTGGTCAATTATGATCAGGCAACAGGGAAGATTGTCGGTCTCTACAACGAAGCATCTATAACACTTGCTGGATATTCCAAGGAAATCCAAGGCGCGACGGTGGAAATGGCGCTGAACGGAAAAGGGTCTTTTGAGATGCTGGGAACATCCTTAGATGGACTGAAAGAGAAGGACGGTGAACTCGTCAATGCGAATGGGGATGTTGTGAGCTCCTTGTCGGACATTAAAAAGTCGGCAGACGGCACGCGGGAAGGAATT